AGCGCATTGCACCGGCCATTCCGCTATCTGAACTCGTGTCAATGACTACGGGCATTGATGGCGATACCTATCGCAGCTACTACCTGACCTATGACGCTGCCGCCTTGCGTCGCTATCGGGTTGGTGAGACTGCCGACATTCCGATTGCAAAACTGACTGGCAGTGATAAGACCATTCGGCTGAAAAAGTACGGTCGTGGGTTGCAAGCGTCGTATGAAGACCTGCGCCGAATGCGGGTGGACAAACTTGCCTTCTACATTCAGTGGATGGCGCTCCAAACAGAGATTGACAAAGTTGCTGCTGCACTTGATGTGCTCGTGAATGGCGATGGTAATTTTACGCCACAATCGCACAACCTGACCACGTTGGACAGCACGGCCACGGCTGGCACATTGTCGTTAAAAGGCTGGTTGTCCTACAAGATGCAATTTGCCAATCCGTACGCGATTAGCACGGCATTGATGCAAACAGCGGTCGCCTTGCAACTGGCTCTGTTGAATACCGGCAGCGCTAACGTTCCATTGTTGGCCATCCCCGCCGGGCAAGGCGGGTTAGGCACCGGCTTAACGCCGATCAACACGACCAATGACAATGTGCGCTATGGATGGACCAGCGATGCGCCAAGCCTGAAGATTGTTGGCTTTGATAACCGTTTTGCGCTGGAACGTGTTACCGAGATCGGTAGCGAAATTAGCGAGATGGAACGCTATATCACCAACCAGACGCAAATCATGACTATGACTGAGGTCGAAGGTTACGCTTATGTGGATCAATACGCAGTGCGTATCCTTGATGTAAATGCGTAGGAGGCTGATCCATGGTTGAGTTGATTACTGTGATGGCAGCAAGCGTCAATGGCAAAGTAGCGCTCTGGGAAGTAAATCCAGAGCACCCAGATGGCGAGGTTTACATTTCCGGTGACGGGCGTTCGGTGCAAGTGGCGCCAACGGCGGCTGTACAAGGCAAGTTGCGCAGTGGCGAATTAATCAAGGTGGTAACTGAGCAACCAAAACCAGATCCTGAGCCGATAGATGGCTACAGCACTTTGTCAGCGGCTAAGATTATTGAGTTAGCGCCTACGTTGACGGATGAACAGAAAGTCGCTGTATTGACCTACGAGGCTGCGCATAAAAACCGTTCAACCGTTCTAGAGGCGTTGCAATAATGGCTGTCACGCTGAAATCGTTTGATCTGCGTCAACCAGATGGTGAGTTAGCTGATTCGCTGTTTCCCAACGGCGATTTAGACGAACTACTTGCCGCTTGGTTGGCGCAAGCCATTGCAAAAGTCGAAGCGAACACAACCATAGCAACGGCTAACCATAATCTTGCCGCCGCCGCATGGGTCTATTATCGCGCTTATGGCTATGTGGGACAGCGCTTTGCTAGCGCTCCGGTTCGTGTATCGGCTTCGCTCGATGGCACGGTGGCAAAAGAGATGGCAGAGGATCAGCGGTCATTTTGGACGGCGCTGATTGCAGAGAAGCTAGCCGAATATGAAAGCTATGAAACTGAAGGCGATTCAAAAACGGCTGTCGTTCCGGCCTTCTTCGGGCGAGTACGTGCTAGTACGACAACTAACGCATTGGTGTACTGATGGCTGTTTTTTGGAATGACTTAGATGATTTTTTAGTCAACCTGTTCCAAACGGAGATGGGTGTCAATGGTAATTACACCACACTCAAAGCCGTTACGGTAAACAAAAGGATTTATGCAAACCAGATGGAATGGCCTTACTGGAACCTACCGGCCATTTCCGTCGCTTGTCACACTATCCGCTATGGCACTGGCGAACATGGTGTTGGCGCTGGCAAGCGATACGCGCGCACCTATCAATGTATTGCTGTGGGACTAGTATCAGGTCTGTCTGGAACAACTGGCGAAAACATCAAGGATTTTTATGAACGCATGGAACTCGTGATCCGTATACAGCCAGTAACAGTTAGCGTGAATGGCGTCATTACCAGAGGCACAACTACCATCACGCAGGGCTATGTTACTGAACAGATGTACACAGATGACAGCACAGGTAGCGAGAAACGTATCGGCATTGCGAATATCCGGTTTGAGGTAGAGGCCAAGGGCTAGTCATTCGCAATAAAATAGTCTCTTTTCAAAGGGGCAATCTTGAACCGCAACTGTACCAACAGAAGCGGCAAGATTGCCCCTTTTTTATTTGGAGGTATATAAATGGCAGTTAATTCACTCGTTGCCGCCTTTAGTTTAGGCCAACAGGCGGCCAAAGGCACGGCGGCGGACGATTACATTACCACGCTGGCCACGGTCAGCGGGCTACAACCACGGTTTGACATCACCGAGAGTCGGCAAGAGCATCCAGGCGGTTTGGGCACTCGCGCCACGTCAAAACGTGCCGCCTCTACTCGTACCGGCTATCTGGTAGATGCGGCTGCGACATTCGTCCTGCGGCCTCGCTTTATCGGTCAGGCGCTGTTGGCAGCAGGCTTTACCGTAACGACCACTAACAACACCACCTACTATACGCATGTGTTCAAGCTGGCGACGCGTGCCACGTTCCCCTGGATGAGCGCTCTTTGGCTTCTGCCGGATGATGATGTGGCATCATTTGAACTGATCAGCACCAACATGCGCGCCACGCAGTTGAACATCAACGCCACGCCGGAAGAAGTCGCCTGCGACATGACGCTCACCGGCATGACCGAAGGCGATGCTGCCGGGACAGAAACAAAGGCTTCTGAAATCGGCATTGAAATTCTACCGACAGTCGGCACGATGACGGTAGCTGGTGTGAGCATTGCGGTTGCCAAAGGCTTGAACATGGCCATCGCTAATACGCTCAAGGAAGATCAACGCTATCTGTTTCAGGCGGCTCGTACTGACTTGCCGCAGGAATCTATCGGTGTGAGTGGCACCCTAACCGGCTCTCCGCTCGACCGGGACATCTATCGTGAAATCTTCCGTGGCGGCACCTCTGGCACAGCGCCATCATTGACGCCATTGACCGGCAACCTTGTATATGAGTTCCGCAGCGCTGCCAACATCAGCGGCGCCGCCGTTCCGTATTCGCTCAACATTGACATCAACTCCTGTGAATACACCATCGCTGACAACTCACTGCGCGCCAACCTTGCCGATGAAATCGAGCCTGAAATCAGCTGGGAAATGATTGATGACGTGACTGATCCCATCGTCATCACGCTGAAAAATGACGTTGCTAGCTACGCAGGTACATAAGCATGAAATTGACCGTCGAACGAACAATTGAATATCAGCCGGCGGAGGGGTCAGCGTTGAAGATTACGCTGGCCTCCTGCAATGTCTTGACCACGGGGCGCTATGAGCATACGTACATGCCAGCGGCGCGTGACTGGTATATTGCAGCCACGGAGCGCAAGCCGGAAGAGGTCGTCAAACAGGTCAGGGACAACCCGACCGAGGTTAATGCCGAAACCCGTTGGCTATTCTGGTTAGCGGACAAATGCTACGGCTGGGCGCTCACCATTGCCAGTGTGCAAAGCATTGCTGAGTGCGTCAATGGCAAGTGGAAAAAGATTGCCATCCCTGAAGGCTGGTTTAGTCCCGGCTCCTACATGGAAGCCTTACCGGATGATTTGAGCGATGAACTCATGCTACAGGCGCGTGTGTGCAATCCGCACATGTTTCAGCCGACCGATGCGGAAAAAAAAATCGGAGTTCTCAAGGTCAGCTAGTCGATTCGCTGATTGCCTCTATTTTGGACGGCGAGTCGGTAGAGGATGATAAGCGCCCTAAGACACCGGAAAAGTTGTTGGCTGAAAAAGAGACACGCAAGGCCAGCCGGGAGCAGGGATTGAATGATCCGGCAAGCCTTGACATCTTCTCAACGTGGTATGCGTTTGGCGGTATGCAGCATGGCCTGTCGCCTGTGGAAGTGGCTGAAATGCCAACATGGTTGCGTGACGATTTCCGATTCCTGATTAGCGAGTTGGGTCATGAGCGCCAGCAGCGGGACAGCAAAAAGAAGGCAGAGACGCCACCTACACCCAAACGGAGGATTAGCCGCCGATGACCATTATTCTACAGGCTGACCGCAACCCCTTCGACACTCTCATCGAATTTGTCAACCGAGTTGAAAACCCTGGCAGTGGCGAACGTGCAAAAGTTGCCACTGCCATCACGCGCGGCTTTGCTGAGAATTTTAGTAATGAGCAGTCAGGTGATGGGCGAAAGTGGGAGCCGTTAGCCGCTTTCACAGTCAACGAGCGGCGGGAATTAGGCTTTGCCGGGGAGCATCCGATCCTGGTGCGTAGCGGTCGCTATCGAGCCTCGTGGATACAGGCGAATGCTCCCGATCATGTGGAAGTCTTTGAGCGAACCGGTACCGGCTGGTTACTGGATGTAGGCAGCGAAGATGAGCGGGTGGAAGAGTTAAGCGAAGGTAGGCCGGGGCCACGATTCCCGATGCCAGCACGTCCGGTTTTGCCGCTGTCGGCTAAGGCTGAAGCGGGCTTGGGCGATGTGTTGGGCTTTGTGATTGATGAGATTGCGAAGCGG